GCGTTAGCTCAGCTCGACGCCGGTATCCACCGGGTCGGCTAAGGCGCCCACCCGGAAGAGGCCCGCCCGGTTCGCTTTCGCGACCGAACGAGAACTTCCACCGCAACGAAACTCGCTACGGGGAGTCTGCACATCCTTTCGGATAGCAACCATCTCCACCTAGTTACGCTAGGAGCGACTTTGTTAACGGAGGTTGTTTCTCCGCGTTATACAGCGTTAACGCTTGGTGACGAACCAAGTGGTAAGGTACGGATAATCAATGCTCGGCTTGTAACGCCAGCCTTGCTTCGTCCACACCTCTACGCTTACGCCTTGTCGGTCTGCGGGATTGAACCCGCGACGGTACTCTTGTTGAGTGTGTACCGAAAACCAACGCAATAGCCCATCATACCCGTCAAGGGTTTTGATTTTCTGCTTTGCCGTCGGAGTGCTTACGCAAATCTCCAACCTTTGAAGGTCACGATTATACCTTGTGGCGCGAGCCACCTGGGACAAATCAGCGATCTTCTGTGCTGTCGCAACGAAGTCTTTGGCGTATAATTTTGAACATACGTCTTCGATTTTCGATGCGTCGCATTTATCAAACGGGTCGCGCAGATAGACCGGCGTTATATTTGACGCGCCGTACATCTCCCTGCCACAACTTTCACGATATATTCCAGTACAACACGATTTAGCCGTATTAACTAGGAGTCCGCAAGCGGACAACAGTTGAACGACCTGGTCATACATGCAGATGGGGACAATAAGATCATCCCCGAAAGCAGTATACCAGCATCGTGCATCCGGGTGGTCATGCTTAACGCGTCGTCTCACGACTTCGCATACAGCTAGAGTCACCAGGGTGAGAATCGGAAATGTCGTCCCACTCCCCATCGGCGCAAACGTCGCTAGACGTATTGCAGTACCGTCAGGGAATAGAGCCGTTTGAGACCTTACCCGCGCCAGGACTGGCGCAAGTTGAGGTAACAAAGCTTGTACAAGTTCCCAAGACACGTGATCGCTAGCATCACTAAGATCTATGCTACACGCGTGTTTTACGAGAAGAAACTTGTTATGTCGGTCTGCATCGTGCAATGATACGTGGCCGCGAAATAACGAATGCATCTGATCACTAAGATCGTCCGCAATCGCAAGTTGCGCGAACATTCTCATCGCCGGTTCACTAGACACGATACGGTTGCTTTTTATAGACTTCGGAACCTCCGAGATCCTGGTTTGTCCCTCCATATCGTAATTAAAAGGGATCCAAGGATCACGAGGCGACACCCGATACAAGGATGGTGGCACGTCGGGGATAGAACCCTTGCGCGTCCACTTACCATAAGAATCGAGTCTCTCTGAAGTAGCACCGGGGCCAAATCGACCAATTACGCAGTTCAAGTCAGGGCATTTGATGCCTGCGAGGACATTCCTTAATTCCTCGCGCTCAAACTGGTCCAATGTAATCGGAAGGGGTTGAGAAAGTCTTTGCTTAACTTCCTCCATATTCGTTTCCTTGCGAGGGATTCCATGAAATTTGTACACGAGCTTAGCTACCTGGTGGATTGCTCCAACCTGATAGTATGGCAAGTGCCTGATATCATAGGATCCGAACACATTTCGCTTAGCAAATTTTGTTGGCTCGGCTACGCATCCAGCGCAGAGGAGCCTTTGCCATGCATCAACGTGTTCCAAGTATTCCTCGTCAGCGGGATCGAACCAGTTAAGGATCTCTCCAGCCTCGGGAGCCGAAAACCCGAATGATGACACAAGGTCATCACGAAGGCAATTACGGACTAACCCGAATGAACGGGCTTCGACCGTCTCTGAATAAGTCATGATGACCTCCAGAGGAGTTTGTACTCTATCTGGCTACGTGATTTACACGCCCTTAGCTGATAAACCTAAGGGATGAGGCATTCAGCCCATTTCGCCGGAAAACCTGTTGTATCAGTTTGTCCAGAAACCGTAGC